TAATTATTGAAAATGTTCCAGCAGCTGAAACTGGAAAACCACCGCCTAAAGAAGTATCATCTTCAAAAAAATCAACGTTATTACTACCATCTCTTTCAATTCTAAATAAAGCTTTGCTAGCACTAGGAGCCGTTGCTGCTACTGGTGCACTATCAGAAACTCCTCCAAATTTGAATCTAAACTTAGTGTCAACATCACCATGAGCAAACCTAAAAAAGTTTGTTCCACTACCTTGAAGTACTGTTTCAGCATTTAAATCATCCGCCACATCTAAAACCATGAATATAGTAAAAGCACCTGTTAAATCCATTTCAGTAGTAAAGTTTGCTTCTGGCGCACCACCAACATCTTGCTTTAAATGTAACGCTCCTCCAGTAAATTCTACTTTATCATTTGTACCAGCTGAAGCATCGTCTATAGGATTACCTTGGCCACTACTGTCAGCCCATATAATTCTATCACCATCGTCTGATTGGCCTGTGTTAAACTTCAACCAAGTCTGTATACCAGATACATCTGCTATGCTAAATGCTGATAACGGTCTATTACCACTAGATGATGTTGTATTTGATATTCCTAATCTCATTAAAATTTACTCATTATAAGTTCGTCAATATAGTTTTGTACCTCTTTTCTTGTTGCCTGCATAGCAAAACTAAGATCTGCTTGAAATCTTTTTACTTCTTCACCGTCATCAAATATTATAATAGTTGGTACTACAGCTATTTGATATTTCTTTTGTAAATCATTATTGTCTATCATATGTGATTCTTTATCACAATCTCCTAGTTTGTTAAACCACTCTACGCTGTTTTGTTCATTCCAACTAGCATTAAATTGCATCGCGGTCACCTGAGCTGAGCACGTAACACAAACCAGCAATAATGGCAATACTAGCAAGTATGTCGCAAATGTTTTCCATATTAAATTTAGTTTTTTCATTTATCTTAATTCATCAATCTTATCTTCCATTCTAATCATTCGCTCTTCTAATTTTTTAACATCATCACGTGTTTCTATGATTGTGTTACGAATGTTTATATCCTTCATATCAAATTCCATTTTTGATACTTCAGGTTTTGGAAGCTCTTTTGCTTCTGATATGTCAGCTTGTAATGTAAACCACATACCAACAAGAGTAAAAATAAGTGCTGCAATACCTGCTAATGTTTTTATACTTATTTTAAAGCTAGTGTCTTCGTTTAATTCCTTTGCCATTTTATTTTTTACATTTTGCAGAACAGTATCCGTAGCATACTTTTCCAAAAGTTAAAAATTTAATTATATTACATAGTGTCTTTTTCATATCTAAAATATTATATAGTTTATACCTAATTTAAAATCGTACCACTCTTTGTTCCAGTACTTGTTATATTTACCTTCAATAAAGCATCCTAAATTTTTAGTAGCTTTTAATCCAAATATTAAACCCCCTGAGTAATCATACCACTGTTCTCCATTATTGAAGTTGTGGTATGAGTATTGTCCGCCATCATCATAGTGATAAGGCATTAGGTTACCCCAGGAATGTAACCAAAAGTTTTTCTTGTAGTAGTAATAATCAAATCCTACTACTATTGAATATTGCCATTGATTAGCTAGTGCGTTTCTCTTCTTCTCTACATACTCTTCTAACACCTGTGGTATAATCACCTCATTCCAAACTTCTGCGCTAGTAGCAACAACATTTCCGTTAGGATCACTATACTCAGATTCATATACATCAACGCTATATCCTTGTTCAATAGCTAGCTGAGTGTAGTGTAAATTACCAGATTGCATTGTCCATTCTTCTAATGGATCATAACCGTATGGTTCAGCTAATCTAGTAACTCCTCCAAAATTAAACGATAACTTTTTATTACCTCGTAATCTAAATCTTTGCGTTGCTTCATAGTATTCTATGTCTGCAAACCCATCTTTAATATACTCTACTTTTGTAAACCAAATAGGTCTTACATATCGTATAAAATGATGTTGATCTAAATACTCTATACCTTCTTGTCTTTTATACTCTATCTCAAATAGATACTCAAAGGGATTTCTTCCTACACTTGCTGCATCAGAAAAAGATGTTTCTGTACCATCTTTAAACGGTGATGTGCCTTCATATTGAAACCTTTGTATCTTACGTATGCCCATAGCTAATGAATAGTCATATGGGGTACGTATTGTATCATATACAAGACTACTACCATCTACAGAATATATTTCTCTATCTGATAGTGATGTGCCGCCATTTGCTGCTACATAGAATGTAGAAAACTTAAAAGCTTTCCTAAACTGCGCAGTTGCAGATAGTGACGCAAAAAGAAATACTAATATAAGTACTCTCAATTTCATATACTATGCTTTACTAAACTGTGCGTATTCAAGTACACAAGCAGCAGTGTATGCCTCTGCTTGAACAGTTAGTCCACTGTACATAGGAACAAATGCAAACTCTCCTACATCTAGTCTTATAACTGCATTACCGCCAAGTTTAATTTGTAAAAAAGAAGCAGCATTGCTAGATGAAATATTTTTTATGTATAAATAAGAAAAAGCACTATTACTAGCTAGCACGTCTTGTGCAGATCCAGTTGCTATTGATTTTCTTGATACATTTGTAGTAGGTTCTCCAACCACTAATACATCTGATACACTTAAATTTAAAACATCGCTTGTAGCAGTGCTACTATTTAACGTTAATTTTGTTGTTAATGTTGCCATTTTATTTTATGATTAATAATTAATATTATGATCCTGCATTTACGGGCGTTACACCTGTTCTTGCATATGCTAAAACCTTACCACTATCTAATTCAATAGAAGTAAAGTTTCCATATATAGTCATACCTTTTGGTATTGAAATTGTTGCTGCTGCGTCTGTAATATTTGTTGTACACTCTGAAGTATCTATGACAGAGTCTTCTAATGCAGCTATTGCAAAGTATGGCCCAGTATGCTCAACCGTGTCGTCAATCATATGCACAACACCTGGAGCCATAGTTTCACTTAAATTTTTTACTAAGCTTAATAATAAGCTTTCTGATACTGTTGACATTATTCTATAATTTTATCTATGTTAATAATTTGTTCTCCAGTAATATCTGCTGGTAAGCAGTCTTCTGGTATACCATGCAATTCAATTTCAGTTTCTTCTAATAGTAGTTTGTCTATCTCAGCTAACTGTTCTTTACGAGCATCAACAAGTTCTTTATTCTCTTCCTCTAATTTAGCTATCGCTTCATCATCTTTCTGATTCATAAGAACCTGCATTTTTTGTGATAGTCCTAAAAACTCGTCTGTAGGCTTACTAGCCTCTTCAATATCTTTAAGTTCTTCTTGGATAGCTCTAATGTTCTTAGATACTAATAATCCAAACTTAACTCCTTTTAGTTGCTGTACTGCTGTTAGTCCGTTAAATAATTCAACAAACTCACCATTTTTCATTTTTACTTTCATTTTGTCTATATAATTAATTGGTTAATATTAAGCGATTCTGTACATGGTTACTGCACTAGCGCCTGTTCTTCTTATTCTAAATCTACCAACACCTGCATATCCTGCATCGTCAGCATCATCTTGTGATTTTACTTTCATATTACCTACAAGTGTTACACCTGTTCCTCCAGTAAGAGTAATATCAGATGTACCGTCTGTAGCTAAACTAATTAAGCTAAAGTCAAAGCTGTCGTTATCTGCTGTTAAAGATAATCCTGATACTAAGTTAGATGCTGTGTCAGTAGCTTTACTTCTATCAGCTGTAGGTGTACACTGCACAATACCTGTTAGTATATTAGCAGCTGATATTGCTGTAGTACCATCGTCTGTAGTAGCTGGTGCGCCTTGATACTGTATAAACGCTGATGTAGTTGATGCTCTTGCATAAATAGGTTTTGCTTTTACAAATAAATTACCTGTTTCTACTGATACATCTTGACTAGTATCTATAGTTACTGCTGTAGTTATTGATCCTCCGCTTGTATATGTTCTTAGTAATACATTACCTGCATCTCCTGATGCTGCATCTCCTCCAGATAGTGCTACATCACCTCCATTACCAGATCCTGTAGCAGTACCTGCTGAAAGTCTTAAATCACCACCATCCATATTTCCACCACCTGCAGTAGCTGCATTTATAGCTAAAGTTGCGCCAGCAGTTCCAGACGCTGATGTTGTAGTTTGAATAGTGTATATAGATTGATATGCAGCAGTATTACCTATTGTAATTGCTGTAGATGTACTACCTTGTATATTTAATTGACCTGTAGCTTCACCCGTAGTTAAAGTTGATCCAGAATCATTAAGTATTGTTTTACCATTAGTGTGTACATATATACCTCTATCAGATCCATCATCACTAATATAGTTAGTATTCAAGTCAATGTTATAACTACCTGTATCCAGGTTAGCTGCTAGACTTGATAAACTAGCTGCAAGTGTAATTGTACCTGCACCATTAGTAACAGTCATATTAGCTCCAGCTGTAAGTGTTGCTACTGATGGATAGCCATTAGTTGCATTACCTATAAGTAATTGTCCATTTGTAGACATTGCATCTGTAGCTGCTATTACATTATCTGCACTAGCGTATAGTAACTGACCTTTAGATATTGTAGATAATCCTGTACCTCCATTTGTAACTCCACATTCTCCTGTAACTGTACCTGAAAAATCTATACCAGTCAAAAAGCCTGATGTTGTATTATTACATAAGCTAAGATCTATACCTGCTTCTAATACTGTTAATTCTATATTGTTTGAACTAGTTGCTACTGTTAACAAACCCGTATCACCAGACTTAATTCCTTTGAATACTATCTGATTTTTATTTGTTAGTGTTGCGCTAGTGTATATTGTCTCTGAACTTGTACCTGCTGTAGAAACTGCTGGAAACAACGTTTGTAGTTGTAACTTTTTAGCTGCTTTTGTACTAGAGTTAGCTACAAGTAAAAAGTCTGTAGATGCTACGCTAGTTTTTGAAAGGGTACTTAGTGATGTTATTTCTGCCATTTTGTTATATTATTTTAAGAGTATAATGCTGAACCTAATCCTTCGTCTGCTTCATCGGATGATGATTGATCTGTTAAACCTGATTGATCTGAGGTATTCTCAAATGAAACTCCTCCTTGAGTTATGTCACTTCCTCCTGTAGCAAATGTATCTGTAACACTAGAACTAGATATATCACTTGTTCTATATGGAGGTATACCGCAATCTTTGCAATACTCATGTGCAAACTTAAGGAAATTTGGTAAATAATTATTCTTTTCGTTTATTATAGATGCTGTTTTACACAACTTCCATCCACTAGCTGAATCACTAGAGAATGGATCTATGTCTAATCCAGCGTTAGATATAGCTACATATATTGGTGCTGCTAAACCTTGTGGGTTAGGTGTAAAAGGTCTTCTAACATGTACACCTAAACTGAATAGGCCAGCTGCTGCATTAGCTGGATTCCAAAATAAAGAACCACTATCAATCCAGTTTTGTCTACAATCATTAGATGCTGTGTCTGGTTCAGGTGTATCGTTGTCTGAACAATTGAATATACAAGGTAGTCCTTTTCTATTCATAAGATCGTTAATAATAACCATCTTCATAGTCTCCATCGTAGAACAGTTGTTACCTATTCCTGTAATGTGTTTAGTATAAAATCTATGACCTACTCTTGCTATACACTCATTATTATATGCTATCCATTTATGAATAGCTCTAGGAACACAAGATAGCACAGTTGTAACTTCTGGAGGATCTCCTACATATGGAGGATCTCCATCATACTCACACCCACATCCATCTGCAGTTGGATCATAGTAAGTAGCATTTGGATTGTAATTACTTGCATTTGGATCTGGACATCCACACACAGGATCTGGAGGACAGCACTCTTCGCTATATGTTCCATTACCACAATCACACCCAGTTGGTGGGGGTGGTGGTTCTGGGTAAGTACAGCATCCATCATCTACATTTGCGTTTGGAACACTAACATTTTGACAATTAAGAAGGTAGTTAATAGCTTCTGGATCTGTACAACCATGAATAATATCATTATCGCAATCCTGTAAACCAAGAGTTACAGTAGTAACTAATATTCTACAGAAACCAAATGGATCTTGAATGTGAATTGCATTACTGTCAAAACAGGTATCCATAAAATATACATACACATTATAAACTCCATAAGGTAAATCCGTCACTGTAATAGTATCTTGACCTACACCCCCAGTTGGAGTTATTAACTGAGATGTGTCCATACTATTATAAAAACCATCTGCAGTTACTCCGTCTACGGCTGTACCGCCCCAAAGATTACTATAAAATTGATCATTTCCAGCGTGTTCTATTTTCCACCAATACGTTAAACATCCCGTATTTGCAATTAAGTCTGTTAAGTCAGGTAAGGTAACTACTAATTGTCCAGTAGATTGATCATCGCATAGTCCTGTTTCAGAATTAAAAGATGAATCAGATTGAGTAGTAGTAAATGTTAATATTCCGTCTTCCCCTATTAAACTGCCCTCTATAATACAGCAATCACTGTTTTGCTCAATGCTTAACTCACATTCTTCCTGACTTGTAAATCCACTTTGATTAAATTCATTATATGTACAAGTAGTACAATCAAAAGGCTCCCAAGATCCTGGCTCATTATACAAACATGAACCATCATCAACAGTTGCAGCTGGGTTATAGTTGATTGCGGTGGGGTCTGTACAGCCTGGTATTACAGGTGGCTCTGGATACTCACAACTTCCATCATCCACTGTTGCAGCCGGATTGAAATTTAAAGCTGTGGGGTCAGTGCAACCAGGTATATCTTCAGGCTCTTCAAAATTACAACAGTCTATCATTTCTTGTTGCTCAGCTGCTGAATATACTTTTGTATATGTATACTGTTCTCCCCATACCCCATATTCCCCCCAGTTCATGGTAAATGTTATGGAAACAGGAGGACCATAGTTAGCAAGATTATTACAGCTCATACCTTGACCAAGGTTAGCATCTGTTAATAATGCATAGAACAAATTTGTCTGACCTGGAGAAGATGTGCTTCCATCAGCAAAAGTATGCTCCGTATTAATAACAATCATACCCAACCCTGTTTCACCTGAATTAGGATAATTAAAACCATCAGAGTTTGTACCCCCATCAGCATGGCTAAGTGGTATACCACAATTATGTAATGCTGAGTCTGTAGTAGCGTTATAAATATCCCAACAGAAAAGCTCAGTAAAGATATAATGAGTTAAGTTGTCTAAAGTATTATTAGTATTAAAGTATGTTCCATTAGGCAAGCATGGATGAGTCTGTTGAGATACATTAAATCCATTATCGTATGCATTTTGTAAAAGAGTATTTAATGTTAATCCATCACCTCCTGTTGTAAAATAAACACCATTACCGTTAGAAGAACATTTAGGCACACTATCAAATACTAATCTTAGAGCTTCACAAGTTCTTTCATTTTCAGGTTCTGTATAAACACATCCTTCACTAGGTAAGAAAAATTGTGGTATGGTATCATAATCAGTATTGTAATTATTTGCATCTGGATCAGTACAACCTCTCTGATATATTGTAACAACAGGAGTAACCGCATAACACTGTTCTTCTTCAGGATTACCATCCTGTGTACCATCAGCATCCCACTCATATAAGAAAACATACTGTCCTGGACCTAATGCTCCTTGTACAAAAAACATCCCACTACTCCCACTCGTCCCAAGATCAGTTGCATTAGCAGTTAACCAAGCTTTAGCATTTCCAGCGGGGCCTGCATCTATTTCTGCTTGTAAGCCTGCGATATCTGAATCAATTCTATATAATGTTCTATCAAACGGAGTAGCTTGATCAGTAACAAACTCTTCCTCAGGATTAAAAATATGAAGATTAGGATCGTCAGAAAGTACATGATTAAAATTCAATATATCGACCCCTGTACCAGTAATTGAACCGCTTGCAACACTTACACCTTCTGGAGTAACACCAGCATTCTCAGTTGACATTGCTCCTATATCAAAAGCATTACCTAAAAAAGTTGGATTGTTAGCATCCGCAAATAATAAACCAGAGTTAGCATCACAAAATACACAAAGACTATCTTGATGCGTATCAACACTGCTATCATGATTAATAGCTGTACTAGTACTTTTACATCCAAAATCTCCTTCACCATCATTACGTCCACCGGGCTTTAATGGTATATAAACTTCAAATCTTTTAAGACACGCTATTCCCGCGGTTGAATCTGTTACAAGTATAGAATAGTGTCCAGGATGTAAAGAAGGAGAACTAGGAATTTGGATCTCATCAGTAGCAACATTATTGATAGTTATGGGGCTAAATGAAACAGTTGGATCATCTATACCAGCTTCAGCTTCAGTAACAACTACTGTGTAGTTTTGTGTACCATTAATTACTTCTACTGTAATAAATCCATTTGCTGTTCCATCATCAGCTACTGTGGCATCACTTACACTCGTTACAATTACGTCAAAATCCTCACATCCAGTCGTATATTCACAGCATGACCCATCAGCATTTATATTATCATTTATCCTATCTGCTGTTAAAGCTACACCAAGACAGTCATTGGCGTGAGTAGTACCTGAATCTACACAAGGCAATTCTTCATTTACACAACCTGTTAAATAATAATTACTAGCTTGTGGATCTAAACATACTCTATTAGTATTTCTACTCTCGCCGGCGGGATTTTCTCTTGGTATAAAGTTTAATGCTACTATACCACCTCGTGTTAGAGGACCAGTTGTTTCTCCTCCTACTGGAGTTTGATGAGAAGTAGAAAATTCAATAGAAGTATTATCATCAGTTCCTCCTCTAAATCTACCTAAATCATTTTTATCAGACCCTTTATTACTGTAGCCTATATTATTTAAAAACTTATTCTGTAGACTAGTAGATGCTATATAAGCTGTACTACCATCTGTTAAATAATAAAAATCAGTTCTACTACTTGTATCTAAATGTGGATTACTAGACTGTGGTAATACATAACTTTCTTTATATTTTGATGTACCTTCTGAATAGAAAAGAGCATCAGATATATCATATCCAAGTAAAGACTCAGAGGATACATCAAAAGTAAAAGATCGGTCTAGGGAGTCAAAAGGAACTGTAAGCTCGCTACCTTTTGGAATATCAAATATATTAATATTTGTAGTTTGACTGTTTTTAAAAGTAATCTCAACAGATCCTGAACCTGTATAAGTATATACCTTTTCTTCATTACCGTCTTTTAAAGTAGTTGAACTTTTAAGAGTTAAAACTAAACCTTTACCTAATGATAAAACCTTACTAACAGGATTACTTACATGAGATGTAATTACAAGATATTGTAAACCTGTAGCATCTTTTAGATACTTATAACTAACAAAAGTTTGTACTGCTTTTGACATAATTAACAGTTACACCCGCAGTGACCAGCGCACATATCTTGGGCAGTTTCATATTTTTCTCTAGCGCTATCTATTATAGCGTGAATTTGACTTAATGTAGGATTATCAAGATAAGCAGTATCTAGTTGCGATTCTGCTGACTTGATTAATAAGAATATTTTTTGTGCTTCAACAAAGTGCTCTGAACACTTGTTACAATCACAGTCACAGTCTAATAGTTCTTCCATCTTGCTTGCAATACAACATAGTATATCACATGCTAATAAAGTGGCTGCCTTACCTACAACATTACCGCCCTGAAAAACTTCTACCATAAAAACACCGTGACTATCTCCGCCTACCTGAGAAGGTGTAACTATTGTTACAACATCTGATGAGGTGTTAGAAACGGTGTATTCAAAAAAACTGTCCATTTGACTTACCTTTATTTGTAAAGGTTCAGCGTTAGGTTGAACTCCACCTAGTCCATAAGAGTTTTCTAAAACTCTAACTACTATATTTTGACAGTCTGCTGTAGATGATACTATTACACTCATATTATTTTGTTTTTGAAAAAAAGACCTATAGGGGGACTATGCCCCCTATGAGTCTTATATGTTAAGAGATTATGCTAAATCTCCTGTTAATACGTATTCTACGTATAACGTCAATTTTCCTGTTTCAACAGCTTCGTCATCATTAGTAGTTAATAATAACTCAGAGTTTGCAGTAATGTGAAGCATTGAGGTAGCTAAATTTTTCGCATTCTCTAATTGAGTTTCTGCGTTATCGCCTTCCTCTGCTGATCCCGCACCTATTAAAGTGTGGTGAATACCTGCATCCCACTGTCCTCCAGCTACACCGTTTGTACCAGCAGCATTAATTGCAATTGATGCAACAAATGCGCCAGTAGAACCAGTTATACCCAAAGCTAATTCAGCTGAATCATCATTACCATCTGCAAATGTAGTTTCTACATAGTAGTATGCCTTAGTAAGTAATGCGCCCTCTGGAATGAAAACACTCCCTGTTGTACATGAAGCAGAAGCATTGTTAGCTAGGTTTGTAACCGAAGCGTCCCACTGTCCTATTGCAACATATTTATTTCTTAAAGGATTCTTTGCCATTTTTCTAAAGTTTTAAAAGTTAATAAATTATAGGTTTACATTTCCGAACCCAGCTGAGTTCATGTAAGGATTAAGTTGTCCTTCTAAAGCCATAGTTAAAGCAGCTGTTCCATTATCAAATGCAATATAGATTTCAATTAAGTTATCTACACCGTGAATTTGAGAAGCTGAAGAACCGTCCTTAGTAGTTACAATGTGATATACATCATATGAATCACCAATTACAGTGCTTTGAGCTGGAGTGTTAGGAAGTTCAACACGGTTATAGAAACCATACTGTGCACCTCTTAATTCTTCTTCCATTTCTTTAATGTAGTAACTATCACCATTACCTCTTGATGCAGCTGTTGTAGTTGCAAAAGCAGCAGTTGTTCCGTTGTCTCCATCTAAATCGTCTACAACATCAAATAAAACTACTTCACCTTGAACAGATCCATCAGCTTTAGTTGCGCCTTTTGTAAAACCTGTTAAAGTTATTACACCACCACCACTATCAACTGCTGTATTAATCCAATGAGGTAAATCAGCATTCATAGCAGCTACAAAAGCAGCAGCTTGAGTCGCTGGAGTTGCTCCGGCTAAAACAGCTATCTCATAACTTTTTAACTCGAAAGGCTCAGCACCATCAGTTAAGTTTACAATTTTAAGAGTGTGATTTGCAGCAGCAGTTGCGTTTGTTGCTATAGTAACAGTAGATACTTGAGCAGCTTGTGCTGCGTGAGATCTACCACCCCATGCTACTACATCTCTACCGTAAACCCAAGGAGATACAATGTTTACATCAATCCCAGCAGGTCCACCTTGAACTACTCTAATTTGATCAGAGTCTGCTAAAGTATCACCTGGTAATAATGAAGTTGGTCCGTCAGAACTAAGTTTTTGGATGTCAATTGCACCGTCAGCTAACAATCCGTTAGCATCATAAGATACTGCAACAGCATTTCCAATATACAAATGTCTTGCCATTTTTCTAAAATTTATGCGGCTATGCCGCTATTAATAATTATTCATTCTTTGTAACTTCCCCAAGCGCTGTTTTGTATCGCGGATCAGAGATAGCTTCTAATATACTACTTACTGTCATGCTCACAATCTCTTGATGAGTGTGTTCAGGAAGTTCGCAGTTTACCCCCAAAGGTAAGGATATTTCTTGTGGCTTTCTGATGTACGTTATTTTTAACGTATCTATTATAAATATATCACTAGTGTATATATCTATTGACCTACCTCTAAATGTTGTTAGTGGAGAGGTATGTTTAGTTGTATTAAACGGGTCACTCAGAAGCGCAAATATGTCGTCTTGTTGAGAGAATCTGTTTCCCTCTTGTATTCTTGCAGAGAACGATATTGGTTCTCTTCTTTCAGAATATGTTGTATCCATAACTTGCCCTGCCTGTTGTGCTGGTTGTGTAGCTCCTGCTGCAGGATTACCTACTGCATGACTAACATTACCTGCAGATAAATCATAGTTAAACCAGTCGTGTTGATCTGTATCTACTATAACTATAAACTGTCCTGGATAGTTTAGTGTTTCATACTCTTCCCAATATATATCAAACCCAGATCCTGGATTATCTAATATATCTTGTTTTGTTGCTTCTATATTTGCAGGATAACTTTCAGGTGTCCAACCTGAAGCTAATAATGCAGCTGATGGATTCCATATTACAGCAGATGTAGGATCAGTTCCCGTAATATCTGCTACCATTTCTATACCTTGTATAAATGCTGTAGAATCTCCAAGCTGATTATTCAGTACAAAATTATTTAAGTCTAATGTAAAGAACGATATTGCTGGAGGATTAACTAAGTTATAGCCTATAGGCTTACAATTATTAATCCAAAGCTTTGACATTTGATTTACCAAATACATATAATCATTTGGTAATTGAAATGTATCTACAAATATATTTGTCTTTAATTGCTCCTTAAATGATACGGGAGCTTCGTACTCGCGTACAAGAGTACGTAAGTCGTCTATTCTTTTTTGTGATTCTTCAAATCCTTTTCTGTATAGGTTATTTCTACCATACTTGGTATTTATAAACCTAAACATGTTTTTGTTTAATTCAATATCTATCTCTTCAGATAGCAAACTGTCAGCTTGGAGTGAATTAATCTTATCCACTCCTTGCTGTACAGCTATATGCATTTCAGTTACATTCATTAAGATGCTAGTGTTTTAAGTTTTGCTCTTAAAGTAGTTAATTTACCTGAGTTCTTTTTATCTCTCAAATGTATAACAGTGTCATCTAATGTTTCTCCTAATACCTCATCAATAAAGATAACTTGGTTACCTATCTTTCTTAGTACTCCAGCTGAAACCATTGTCTCAATCTCTGCTTTCATTTCTAAGTGTTTATCTTGAGATACTTTGATAAACTTCTTAGGTGATTTCTCCTTAATATCATAGAGTAAGTTTTCTACTTGTTCTCTAGTCAATACATCTGGATTACCGCTACCTAATAATCTATACACTCTTCTCATTTGTTTTTCATCAGTACTTACCTTGATAAATGCTTTGTCAGCATCTTTCTTGACTTGAATATCATTGTTACGTAAAATATCCTTCTTAGCTAAATCTTGAATAAAGAATCTTTTTTGTGAACTTGCGTTCATTTCTTCTTCAGTTAGTGCTACGTGTGGATGTTTCAATGCAAAATGATATTTGATGAAATCATTAATATCAATAGGTTTACCGTCTTCAGTTTTACCTACTTCTAGTTCTACACCTTCAAAACCTACTGGGATGGTAAACTCAGCCCAAAATTTCTTAGTGTGTTTAGGCCACTCCATGTGAGCGGGATCTACATCTAACATGCCTTCTAAATACTTCTTTTCATCTTGTGGATCAAAAGGTTTTAGTGGTTGTCGGTTTACAAATACGCTACTTAGTTTTCTAATAGCGCTAGCGTTAATTTCTTTGGGTAAGTGATTATTAATCTGCTTAGCCCTTAAATACACTTTTTTGCTCATAATACAGTTCTTTTAAAGTTTTAATTAGTGGATGCAAAGAATAACTCCCCAATATCTTAAATAGAAGAAGCGGGGGCACTAAGCCCCCACGACTTCAACCAAAAACCAATATATAGACTTGCGAATGCACGCCTCTTTTAACTCCCTAAATTAGGAAGCTACACATTGAATATCCAACGAAGTATCAAATCTACGTAAGCAGATACCCGCTGTCTTCAACATGTGTACACTTGCACCATCAACGTCTGATGCTCTAGTATCTGTAGCTGCAAATCCTCTTGGAACTACAGAACCAGCAACGCACCAACGCATCATCTCACGACCTTTCTTAGAGATCATTGAAAGATTAGCTTGTCCGTCGTAGTTAGACTGGTCAACAAATACCATACGGTAAGACTCTAATGAGTAACCAGTTTCTGGGTGCTTCTCACGAGCTTGTGCAACTGGACCATGATCAAATAATGGAATCTTAACCACATTGATTACGTGTCCGTCTACGTGCTCATAAGTAGTGAAGTAACCAGTTAATCCTAAGTTACGTCCGCTACCCGTGATAAATCTGTTTTCACCACCTGTCTTAAAGCTGTTAACAGCTCCAGCAAAGTGTGACTTAAGAGCTTCATCAAACTCTCTTGCTCCACCAGTACCAGTAAATAATGTTACTTGCTTCTGGTTAGCATCTGTCATTTGGTAAAATAAATCACCTATGATGTTCTTCAACTTAGTCTCAGTCATTTTTGAGTAAGTATCAGTGTTTACGATTTGCTCGAATAAACCTGGACCTACAATTACAGGCTGGCCATTCTCATCTTTCATAAACGTGTTACCGTTTGCATCATAAGTTTTTTGTCCGTACCAGTAGTACATTTCACACTCTTCTTTGAAGTCAAGCATGTGAGTATACTCTTCATAATCCATCCAAAGGTTAGTGCTACCACCGCCTTTAGTTGGTAAAGAAAACTCAGCTACATAATCTTTAGCATGTCCTGACATGTGATAAGATTTACGTACTGTAGTAATTTTGTTACGAACTTTACCTGGTGCTTGCCAGTTAGAAGCATTACCTCTTGAGAAGTCAACTCCTACTGGTGCATATAGTTGAGCCCAAAGATCACCTGCTGTAAAACCTGAAGTAAGTTTTGTAGAAGCTGCTGGGTTAACTAATTGTAATGTGTACTCCCATCCAGATCCACCAACGTAAGGTTGTGGTTCTTTCATGATACGAGCTAGCTCACCTTTGTTGTTTACTAACACGTATGGAAATACGAATCGTTTGTCAGGGAATACTAACGTAAAGGTTGATCCCCCAATTCCTAAATCTGCTCCGGCGTTTGTCACAGCCACTGGACGAGTTCTCAATTTATGAGTAGCTACACGATATTCGTACTCTAAACGGTCAATTGATTGAACGTTACCAGCTCCTTCTGTTAAGAAAGATAGTGGGAATCGTTTATCATCTTTACCCGCTAGGTGCGTAATAATCGGAGATAGTTCAGTTGGCTTAGACAATAACGCGTTTGCTAGACTATTCATGTCTGTCATTTGCGAATCATTATAAAACGTCTTTTGTACGCTAATGTTCGTTCCGGTCATTTGTCCTGGCATAATTATCTAATTTTTATAAAGTTAAGTTGCATTTTAAAATTGCCATTTATATGTTAAGATCCAAATCATCTAAGTCTACTTGCTTACTCTTACGTCTTTGACGTCCTCGTGCGCTTTTAACTCTTTCTTCATTTCTGGATATTCTATCTCGCAGTGACTTAGCATTTGATGTTCTAGCTTTTGTTTCTACCAATTTTGATAAATCAAAACCTTTGAACATTAAATAATCAATAGCGAGTTTAGTTTCCATCTCTGCTTCAGAGTGATCTAAATCTCGTTGTGTGCGACCATCTCTAGTCACAGGATTTGAGATATAGTCAAAAAACTTTGACTTCTCTCTCTTTGGAATAGAGATACCTGCAAAATCATCAGTACTATCGATGGCTTCATACAC